CCAACATAAGCTCACACACTTGTCAACACCTAAAATGCAAAAACTCGAATAAACTTTAGTTGATACCTTAGCATACCCCAAGTATAAAACCTCGTGAGCGGCTTCTCAGGGCCTCTCAGGACCATGTGGATAACTTGAGGCGCAACTGTGGACAACCTGTGGATAACTTTGGTTGCTTCTGTGGATAACCTGTGGATAACTTATGCACAGCTTCTGAAGTTATACACAGGATATACACAGGTTATGCACAGGTTGTCCAGCTGTGGGTAAACCTGTGGATAACTTGTGGAAAACCTGTGGATAATTTTACCCCCGGGGGCCCTTGTTGACCGTTGTCGTTATCGTTGTAGCCACTTACGCACAAAATAAGTCAAAATTAGAAAAATTAAGGTAATATTAAACATGTGTAACTACTTGATTTTACTTGACTTTACAGACTCCCAGGATTAAGCCTAAAAATAACTTGACTTTCGTGTAAACTTGTGGTATACTATAGACATATTGAGGGATAATTTTAGTTATGACCACTGAAGTTAAAAAAAGAGGTCGTGGCAGACCCCGGAAGTCAGAAGTAGCCGCTGTAAAGCCCGGAAACAAGGGTGTAGTAGGCCGACCCAAGGGTGACGCAGCGATAATTAATGAGTACAAGGCTCGTATGCTGGCTTCACCTAAGTCACGTAGGGTACTAGAGACTATTTTTGATGCTGCTTTGGACCATGACCATAAAAATCAGGCTGCTGCTTGGAAACTTGTGATGGACCGTATACTACCAGTGGGTGCTTTTGAGAAGGACGTAGTAAAAGACAACGGTAGAAACGCTATTCAGATCAACATTAGTGGCGTAGGTACTGCTGAAGTAACTACTCCAGAAGATATCATAGAAGGAGAAGTAGTGGATGAGTCTTAAGTACTTCAAAAGAGAAGAATTTACTTGTCAGGTCTCCGGTACCAACAACATGGAGCAAGAGTTCCTAGAAAAGTTAGACGAACTGCGGGAGGCATGTGGTTTCCCCTTTGAGGTAACGTCGGGTTACCGTCATCCAACCTTGCACCCTATAGAAAGAAAAAAGGACGTGCCGGGAACACATGCCCAAGGGATTGCGGCTGACATAAAAATAACTAATGCCGCCCACCGCTTTAACATTGTAAAAAACGCAGTAAAGCTTGGCTTCACAGGCATAGGTATTGCAAACACTTTTGTACACGTTGACACCCGTGGCACTACACCAGTTATCTGGACGTACTCATGAAGTTTTCTCACGGTGATGCACTAACAGCAGGCTCTGCTAATACAATACTAGACGTACCTGCTGGCTACGATGCCATTGTTACCTACTTGTTTATCTCTAATACGACAGGCAGTAGCAAAAGTATTGATGCTCGCTGGGTACATAACAGTGTTAACATAGATTTTCTGTCAGGAAAGAACGTAGGCAGCGGTGACTTCCTAGAGTTTGGTGGACAGTTTGGTGAGTTTCTTGTTGCTAAAGAAGGAGACACCTTAACGCTAACACCAGAGTCAGGGTCTACGTTTGTTAGTATTATTTCGTTTGAACTAGTACCAGCAACACCAAGGTTGAACTTTTAGTGGATCTTAATATCGAACTACTGCCTTGGCAGCAAGATGTTTGGGCAGACGACACACGGTTTAAAATAGTAGCTGCTGGGCGACGTACAGGTAAGTCTAGGTTAGCAGCATGGATGTTAATTGTTAACGCACTACAGGCAGACAGAGGCCATGTATTTTACGTCGCACCTACTCAAGGACAAGCCAGAGACATTATGTGGTCCACCCTTCTCGAACTGGGGCATCCTGTTATTGCTGGTAGTCACATTAATAATTTGCAAATCAAGCTGGTCAATGGAGCTACCATTAGCCTCAAAGGTGCTGACAGGCCAGAAACAATGCGAGGTGTGTCACTTAAGTTTTTAGTGTTGGACGAGTACGCAGATATGAAGCCTGACGTATTCGAGCAGATCCTGAGACCTGCATTGGCTGACCAAAAGGGCTGTGCAATGTTTATTGGGACACCTATGGGTCGCAACCACTTCTACGAACTATATAAATACGCAGAGTTAGATGATGATGAAACGTACAAGGCATGGCACTTTACTTCTTACGATAATCCTCTTCTTGACCCGGACGAAATTAATATTGCAAAGCGCTCTATGTCTTCTTATGCGTTTCGTCAGGAATTTATGGCGTCGTTTGAAGCCCGTGGTTCAGAGATGTTTAAGGAAGACTGGGTACGCTTTAGTCAGGATGAGCCAGAAATAGGTGATTACTACATTGCTGTTGACTTGGCGGGATTTGAAGAAGTTAACAAGAAACGAACTAAGAACACCAAACTTGACGACACAGCGATTGCCGTGGTTAAGGTCAATGAGCATGGTTGGTTTGTTGACAATATCATACATGGCAGATGGTCACTTGACGAAACAGCAGCTAAGATATTTCAGGCCGTTAGAGATTATCGTCCCGTGTCGGTGGGAATCGAAAAAGGTATTGCAAAGCAAGCCGTTATGTCGCCTCTGATGGACCTACAAAAGCGTTATGGAAACTTCTTTAGAGTTGAAGAGTTAACACACGGTAACAAAAAGAAGACCGACAGGGTAATGTGGGCGTTGCAGGGGCGCTTTGAAAATGGGTACATTACTCTGAACAAGGGAGAGTGGAATAGTCGTTTTCTAGACCAGCTCTTTCAGTTTCCTGACCCTTTGACCCATGATGACTTGGTGGACGCACTAGCGTACATTGACCAATTGGCTAACGTAGCATATGACTATGACTACGAAATAGAAGACCATGACATTTTAGACGTGGTAGCAGGATACTAATATGGCAGAATTTTACGAACAAGATCCACTTTTAGTTGAAGAAACGATTGAAGATTGGGTCATAACCAAATGTGAGGACTGGCGTGACTATTACGAGTCAAATTATGAAGCAAGGTTTGAAGAATATTATAGACTCTGGCGTGGCATATGGGATCCTGCTGACAGTGACCGTAAGTCTGAGCGTTCCCGTATTATTTCTCCCGCACTTCAGCAGGCTGTCGAGTCTAATGTAGCAGAATTAGAAGAAGCTACGTTTGGTCGTGGTAAGTGGTTTGATGTTAGTGACAACTTAGGTGATACGCAAAAGGAAGATGTGCTGTTCCTGCGTAACAAACTGACTGAAGACTTTGAAAACTGCATGGTACGTAAGTCCGTTGCAGAATGTCTTATTAATGCTGCTGTATTTGGTACCGGTGTTGGTGAGATTGTTATTGAAGAAATGAAAGAGATGGCCCCTGCTACACAACCTGTTATGGGTGGTGATTTGCAAGCAGTAGGTGTAAACATTACTGACCGTGTTGTTGTTAAGCTTAAGCCTGTACTTCCTCAGAACTTTCTGATTGATCCTGTAGCTACGTCTGTAGATGACGCTATGGGTGTGGCTGTAGATGAGTTTGTAAGCAAGCACCATGTAGAACTGTTACAGGAACAAGGTGTCTATCGTGACGTGTACGTTGGTTCTGCTGCTCCTGACACTGACCTTGAGCCTGACCAAGACATAACAATTTACAATGACGACAAAGTACGTCTTACTAAGTACTATGGCTTAGTGCCACGAGAGCTTCTAGAATCCGCTCTAAGAGACGATGACGAAGAAGAGGTAGAAGGAGAAGGGGAAGAAGGTTCACGTTACGTAGAAGCCGTTGTAGTCATTGCTAACGGTGGTATTCTACTTAAGGCTGAAGCTAACCCTTACATGATGGAAGACCGTCCTATTGTTGCATTTCCTTGGGACGTAGTACCCGGACGCTTCTGGGGTCGTGGTGTATGTGAGAAAGGTTACAACAGTCAGAAGGCTTTGGATACAGAGTTAAGAGCTAGAATCGACGCTCTAAGCCTGACTATTCACCCCATGATGGCTATTGACGCTACTCGTTTACCACGTGGTGCAAAGCCAGAAGTACGGCCCGGTAAAATGATCCTAACCAACGGAGACCCACGTGAAGTACTTCAACCGTTCAACTTTGGTCAAGTTAGTCAAATTACTTTTGCTCAGGCAGGAGCCTTGCAGCAGATGGTACAGCAAGCAACAGGAGCCGTTGACTCAGCAGGAATCGCAGGCTCTGTTAATGGCGAGAGTACTGCCGCTGGGATTAGTATGTCTCTTGGCGCTATTATTAAACGTCATAAACGCACTCTGATTAACTTCCAACAGTCGTTCTTAATTCCGTTTGTTAAAAAAGCTGCGTATCGTTACATGCAGTTTGATCCTGAAAACTATCCAGTAGCTGACTATAAGTTTAACGCAAGCAGTACTTTGGGTATTATTGCAAGAGAGTACGAAGTAACTCAGCTAGTACAGTTACTGCAAACTATGGGTAAAGATTCACCGTTGTACAACACACTGATTCAGTCTGTTGTTGACAACATGAACTTGTCTAACCGTGAAGAACTAGTTGCTGCTTTGTCTCAGGCTTCACAACCTAACCCTCAAGCTCAGCAGATGCAACAACAAATACAACAATTGCAGATGCAGTTCCAACAGTCCCAGACGCAAGCGTTGTCTGCTCAGGCGCAAGAGTCACAAGCACGCGCTGCTAAGTTGGTTGCTGAAGCTCAGGCTGTGCCTATGGAACTTGAGATTGACCGTATTAACGCCGTCACTAGAAACCTTAAAGAAGGTGACGCAGAAGATAAAGAGTTTGAGCGACGTATGAAAGTTGCTGATACTCTCCTTAAAGAAAGACAAATAGAAGGTAAAACCAATGCTGACAAACCACGAACTGAGACTCCTTCTGCAGAAAGTCAACAACGAATTTCAAGGAACGTTCCAACGAATAACGGAACTGGAACGCAAGGTGGAGGAGCTATCTAATGTCAAACAAGAAAGCGGACCCAAGACTAGCACGAGCAGGAGTAAGCGGGTACAACAAACCAAAGCGGACACCTAAACACCCTACTAAGAAGTTTGTAGTAGTTGCCAAAGACGGTGATACAGTTAAGACTATACGCTTTGGTGACAAAAATATGACTATTAAAAAAGATCAACCAGATAGACGTAAGTCGTTTAGAGCACGTCACAAGTGTGACACAAATCCACCTAGTAAACTGACAGCACGATACTGGTCGTGTAAAAATTGGTAAGGAGATTATTATGCCGGGGCCATTAGCCGTTGTACCATCAGCTATATCTGCAATAAATTCTTTCATTGCCCGAAAAGGCATACAAGAAGCAGTTAAAAAATATGGCAAAAAAGCTGTAGATGAAGCACGTAAACACATGAAAGATATGAAAACCAAAAAAACTTCAGGACAGAAAAAAATTGAGCCTGTTACCAAGTCTCAACGAGCTACAAGAAGCACAGCAAGACGTACAGCTGCTACTACTGGACCTATAGGCGCTGCTGTTGGAGCAGGAATGTCAGGCAACGACTACTCTACAGCTAATGTAGATTTAAATTCTGGTAAAGGTTTACCTGTTGCTGACATGAGCAGAAGTGTGGATGTACGAGGAACTGAGGAAGGTATGCGTTATTTTCAAGACGGTAAAGAAGTTAGGATGCCTAAAAAATGAAAGTTGCAGCGCCTAAAGGCTATCATTGGATGAAAAGCGGTAGTAGCTACAAGCTAATGAAAGACCCAGCAGACGGCTACAAACCACACACAGGAGCTTCTAAGTCAGCTAACTTTGAAGTTCAAAAAGTTCATAAAGGTAAAAAGTAAGGAGATTACTATGCCATATCACGCTGGTAAAAAGAAAAAAAAGTAAAAAGCCTAAGAGTTATTAAAATGGCTAAAGCTAAAGCAAAAGCTAAAAAATCAAGCCCTACTCCTAAAAACAAGGCGTTGTACGCTGAAGTCAAAGCACAAGCTAAACGTAAGTTTGATGTTTGGCCTAGTGCTTATGCTTCTGGTTGGTTAACTAAAGAGTATCAACGCAGAGGTGGTACATATGTCTAGACGTGTTTCTACTGGTGGCGCTCGTAGACCAAAGAAAAAAAAGCCTTCGGGTGGCTTAACTAAATGGTTTAACGAAGAGTGGGTTGACGTTAAGACTGGTAAGCCGTGTGGTCGTAGCTCAGCTAACAATAGCGACCGTCCTTATCCTTCTTGTCGGCCTAAAGCCGTTGCAGCTAAAATGACTAAGGCTGAAAAAGCTTCTTCTGCTCGTCGCAAAACAGGACCACAACGTATAGCACACGCAGTCACAGCTTCAGGTAGACGTAGGAAAACTACAAGAAACGCTTGACAAACTTTAAAAAGTATGATATAATAAAACTATAGTTAACAACATTAGAGGAAACTATGAACACTGAGCTTGAAACCTACTTCAACAACTACAACGAACTCTTCAATCACGAAGGTTTCAAACAACTCTTGCAAGAGCTTTCCACAAACGCAACTCAATTAGCAGACATTCAGACTGTAAAAGACGTAGAAGATTTATACTTCCGTAAAGGTCAAGTAGCTGCTTTTGCAACAGTAATTAATCTACAGGGTACTATAGAAGCTGCTAGGGATCAAGCCGAAGCAGAAGAAGAAAGTCCTGTTGATGTTTAAAATTTATGACTTCCGTTGTTCTAACGGACATGTCTTTGAAGATTTTGTAAAGAGTGGTACTACAACCAGTAGGTGCGGTTGTGGCGCTAACGCTGCAAAAATGGTATCTGCCCCGTCTTTTCACCTTGATGGTTCTACTGGAGATTTTCCCGGTAGTCACATGAAGTGGGTACGAGAACACGAAAAAGCAGGTAGAAAGAAGTCTCCACAATGATTATAATCACGGAGTTTAATTATGTCAAGAGCTACAATGCTTGATCCACAACCTGAAGAGGAAAATGTGGACGCCATTGAAAACGAAGTAAATGAGATTCAACAAGAAGAAGAAGTTGAGCAACCTCAAGCCGAAGAACAAGGGTTACCAGACAAGTACCAAGGTAAGTCTTTAGAAGAAGTAGTACAGATGCACCAAGAAGCTGAAAAGCTTTTAGGTCGTCAGTCTTCTGAAGTAGGCGAACTTCGTAAAGTCGTTGATGACTATATTAGTCAGAGTGTAACGACATCAGCACCTCAACAACAACACGTTGAGCCTGAAGACGATATAGACTATTTTACAGATCCTCAAGGTGCAGTTAATCGTGCTATTGAGAATCACCCTAGGATTAGAGAAGCACAGCAGTACACTGCAGAGTACAAAAAGCAGTCGTCACTAGCCTCGCTTCAGTCCAAACACCCAGACATGCAAAATATCTTGAGTGATACTGGATTTGCTGAGTGGATTAAGGCGTCTAAGATTAGGACTCAGTTGTTTGTACAAGCTGACCAACAGTATGATGCTGAAGCTGCTGATGAACTGTTTACCCTCTGGAAAGAACGTAAGACAGTTGCTCAGCAAACCGCCAATGTTGAAAAACAGGCACGTAAGCAATCACTAAAGGCAGCTAATACAGGCAATGCACGAGGCAGTGCTGAGGGATCACGTAAGAAGGTATATCGCAGGGCCGACATTATTAAACTAATGAAGAATGACCCTGACCGTTATCAAGCTTTGTCTGAAGAAATTATGGCAGCTTATGCGGAGGGTCGAGTCAAATAATCTAGGAGATTGACATGGCTACTGCAACTTTTCCGGGCGCAGCCGGTTTTACTGCGAAGACAGAGGCAGATAAGTTTATTCCAGAAATCTGGAGTGACGAGATTATCGCTGCTTACCAAAAGAACCTGAAGATGGCTCCACTTGTCAAGAAGCTTGCTATGACTGGCAAGAAAGGCGACAAGCTACACGTACCTAAGCCCGTCCGTGGTGATGCAAATGCTAAGGTTGCTGATACAGCAGTCACTATCATTGCAAACACTGAAGGCGAGTTGACTGTCGACATTGACCGTCACTTCGAGTACTCACGCCTGATTGAGGACATTGTAGAAGTACAAGCTCTTTCTAGCCTGCGTCAGTTCTACACTGAAGACGCTGGTTATGCTCTTGCTGTACAAATCGACAATGACCTTCACGCTGCAGGTACTGGCTTTGGTGATGGTGGTGCTGTTGTATTCAGCCCAGCAGAAACTGACTACCAGCACACTGGTTGTTTCTTTAATGACAACGGTACTACTACTCAGTACGTTGACGACACAATGGACGCAAACGACGTATTCACTGATGCGTTTTTCCGTGACATGATCCAGAAGCTTGATGACAACAACGTACCTATGGACGGACGTGCGCTTATCATCCCACCTTCTGTTCGTAACACTATCATGGGTATTGACCGTTACGTGTCTTCTGACTTTGTATCTGGTCAGGCTGTCAACAGTGGTCTTATTGGTAACCTCTACGGTGTAGACGTTTACGTTTCAGCTAACTGCCGAACTATTGAAGCAGCTGGCGACAACACTGCGTCTTCAATCGACACTCGTGCTGCACTCTTGTTCCACCGTGATGCAATCATCATGGCAGAGCAGCAGTCTGTACGTTCGCAAACCCAGTACAAGCAGGAATACCTCTCAACTCTGTACACGGCTGATTGCCTGTATGGTGTTCAGGTATATCGTCCTGAAGCTGGTTTCGTACTCGCAGTCGCAGAGTAACAACCTTATGGGGGTCAGCAATGGCCCCTTTTCCTTTTCTTTAGTAGGAGTAGTAGATGCCTTTATTCCGTGGAACAGGTGGTTCTGGTGATGCTAGTACTGATGCGTATGCTTCACAGGTAGCTACCGACGCCCAGACTGCCACTACTAAAGCAAATGAAGCTAGTGCTTCTGCAGCAGCAGCGGCAACCTCAGCATCAAACGCAGCAGGCTCTGAAGCGTCTGTATCAGCAGATGCAACTACTGCATCCAATGCAGCCACCGCAGCGCAAACCGCACAGACCGCAGCAGAGACAGCTAAGACAGCAGCGCAAGCAGCGCAGACTGCATCAGAAACTGCTCAGACAGCGGCAGAACTAGCGGAGACCAATGCTGAAACTGCTGAGACTAACGCAGAGACAGCGGAAACAAACGCTTCTTCTTCTGCTACTGCAGCGGCCTCTAGTGCTACATCTGCAGCGTCCTCAGCTACAACGGCTACAACTCAGGCCACAACAGCCACGACTCAGGCTACAGCGGCATCAACATCTGCCAGTAACGCATCCACTAGCGAGAGCAACGCATCTACCTCAGCGTCAAATGCAGCTACCTCAGCCACCAATGCCTCTACGTCAGAAACCAATGCAGCAACCAGTGCTACCAACGCAGCAACTAGTGAAACTAATGCGGCTACTTCCGCTACGTCTGCGTCAGGGTCTGCAACGACAGCAACGACTCAGGCAACTGCAGCGTCAACGAGTGCGACTAACGCAGCCACTTCTGCTAGTAATGCGTCGACCAGTGAAACTAACGCTGCCTCTAGCGCCTCCTCAGCGTCCACCTCAGCCACGAACGCTGCTACCAGTGCTACTGCAGCACAAACAGCACAAACTGCGGCAGAGGCCGCTCAGACGGCTGCTGAGGCTGCTCAGGAATCTATTGACGGGTTTTTCTTAGGAGCGCAGGCAAGTAACCCTACGGTAGACCTAAATGGTAATGCTGTTACTGCAGGGGACTGGTACTTCAACACAGGTGACAACACAACACGCATCTATGATGGCAGTGCTTGGAACACAGTAAACCCAGACCTTATTGGTGACACTAGTCCACAACTAGGTGGTACGTTAGACGCTAATGGCAACACTATCGACATGGGTACTAATGTTATTACTGACACCAAGGTTGGACAGTGGGACACGGCTTATGGCTGGGGTGACCATAGCACTCAGGGCTACTTAACAGGTAACGAAACAATCACGCTAACTGGTGCTGTCACAGGCTCTGGTACAACTTCTATTGCAACTACACTGTCAACTATTGACGGGGGAACTTATTAATGACAACGATTAAATTAAAGAATGGCTCAGGTGCGCCTTTAGCTGGTGATCTTGTTCAAGCTGAACCTGCATTAGACCTGACTAACAAGCGTCTCTACACAGAGGACTCAGGCGGTACTGTTATTGAAGTAGGTACTAATCCCGGTGAGGACGTAACCTTTGCTGATAACCGTAAAGCTATCTTCGGTGCTGGCTCAGACCTACAGATTTATCATGATGGTGCTAATAGCATTATCAAAGACAATGGCACTGGTGGGCTGATTCTTGAAGGCACAACATCAACGCAAATCAAAGGGTCTTCATTTGTAATTTTGCGGTCTTTAGACGGTGAAAACATGGCGGTAGGAAACGCCAACGGTTCCTTTGACCTTTACTATGACAACGCTAAGAAACTAGCCACCACCTCCACAGGCATCGACGTTACGGGTACTGTGACTGCTGATGGTTTGTTAGTAGGAGCTACAAGCGCTAACTACGCAGGTGTTGACTTAACTGTAGGTGACACAGCAGATATCCAAAACGGTATTGGAATACAAACCTCAACTACAGGTTATGGTTATGTTTTATTTGGAGACGGCACAGGCGCCTCTGCTTATGTAGGTCAGATTAACTACAAGCATGACGATAACTACATGGCGTTTCATACTGCTGGCTCTGAAAAAATGCGCATCGACTCAAGCGGCAACTTGCTTGTAGGGACTACTACAAACAGCTCAAGCATAGCAGGCGTCACAGCAGGTAACTCAGGTCTTATTACGGCGTGTCGTAGTGCAAACTACTCAGGTATTTTTAACCGTCTATCAACTGACGGTGACATTGTTCAATTCCGCAAAGACGGCGCAACAGTCGGTAGTATTGGTACTGTCGCTGGGGACATGTTTGTAGGAACATCTTCAACAGGCGTTCGTTTCCTTGATGCTAATAACGAAATAATACCAATAACAGTTTCAAGTGGCGGAGGCTCAACAGATGGGACTATATCACTTGGAGGCAGTCCTTACCGCTTCAAAGACCTTTACCTGTCAGGCGATGTTAACTTAGCTAATGACTCGCATATTCAATTTGCTTCTTCGGCTTGCAGAATTGAAGGCACCAGTAGTGGTGCTGACCACATTAAGTTTATTACCAACTCAAACGAAGGCTTTAGGCTTGATAGCTCTGGCAACTTGCTTGTGGGGACTACTAGCACTGTAGACGCTAATGGTGTGGGAATACACGTTGCAAATAACACAAGTTTAAAATGGAGTATTGCTGCTCAATCGGTAAATAGAGGAATCACTATAAGAACAACAGGGACAACTGGAACTCATTACTATGGTTTTTGGGTATATAATGGTACTACTGTAGGCTCTATAAGTTCAACGGGTTCCTCAACAGCCTACAACACTACATCAGACTACCGCCTCAAGGAAAACGTAGTACCTCTTACAGGCGCTACAGAGCGAGTCAAGCAACTTAACCCTACACGCTTTAACTTTATTGCTGACGCTGACACCACTGTTGATGGCTTCTTAGCACATGAAGTTGCAGACGTTGTACCAGAGGCAATCACAGGTACTAAGGACGGGATGCGTGACGAGGAGTATGAAGTTACTCCAGCGGTCTATGAGGACGTAGTAATTCCTGCGGTGCTTGATGAAGAAGGTAATGAAGTTGAAGCAGAACGCACAGAGCAACAACTTGTAACTGAAGCTGTCATGGGTACACGTTCAGTACCAGACTACCAAGGCATTGACCAGAGCAAGCTAGTGCCGTTACTCGTCGCAACAATACAAGAACTTGAAGCACGTATAACTGCACTGGAGTCTAACTAATGATGGAAACTATTTCTGACATTGCCAACATAGCAACAGCCGTTATCTCAGTAGCGTCTATCATTGCGGCTGTAACACCTACGCCTAAAGACGACGTATGGATAGCTAAGCTGTACCGTTTCATTGACATTATGGCTATTAACATTGGCAAGGCAAAGCAGTAAGGATTAACTATGACTCCTGTAGACGAAGCATTAGCACGTTTAGACAAGCATGAGGCTGAGTGTGCCTTACGGTACGAGATGATTCAGTTGCAGCTTGATGAGCATAACAGACGCTTTGATAAGCTAGAGAAGATGATGCAGGGTGGCTTTGCTTCTCTTGCTGTCATCATAACTGTGGCTATTGCTATCTTGGAGTTTGCTAGGTGATACAGACACTGCTTGGCCCTATTGTTGATCTTGTTGGTGGTCATCTGCAACGCAAGGCAGAAGAGAAGAAGGCTGTACACGAGCGTAAGATGGTAGCAATACAGCAGGACGCTAACTGGGAAAACATCCATGCTAACAACGCAAGCAGTTCATGGAAGGACGAGTGGTTTACGATTTTGTTTTCAGTCCCATGTGTACTTGCGTTTTTCCCTAGCATGGTGCCTGTAGTGATGAATGGGTTTGAAGCGTTAGATGCTATGCCTGAGTGGTACAAAGGTTTTCTGGGTGCTGCTGTGGCAGCGTCGTTTGGTCTACGTGGCCTAGCTAACTGGAANAAATAATTATGACGTATTACGTATACGACGGTAGAGTTTTTGACGATCAAGATGACGTAGGTGATTACCGTAATGCTAATCCCGGTGGTACTACGCAACGGTTTGAAACACTGTCTGAAGCCAATGCCTCTTTATCTGGTGGAATGCTAACAGGTACTTCTACCGCTACTTCCGATAGAGAATATCGTTACGTAAAGGAGCCTTCAGACCTTAGCGGTGGTAGCTCTAGGAATGTGTGGGAAGCTACTAAAATAGGCGTTGCTCGTGGTGACGCAGGCCTTAAAGAGCTATACGATTCAAGAAAAGAATACGCACAGCTTTTTGATTCGTTCAATAATTTTAAAAGTTACATGAATGAAATTCAGGATCTTTATGATTCTGAGGCTCTTTCTCCGTGGTACAAAACACAAAGCATTCGAGAGTGGACTGACGCAGAATATGGTGAAGGGACTTACGACGAAATAAGAGAAGAAGC